GTAAGCAGAAGTTATGCCTCCAGTATGAAGATGAGTTGGTAATTGAGCAGTAGTTAGTGTAGTGTTTGCTAAATTTGCTGCTACATTTCCAGTAGTAACTACAGTATTAGCACCACCTGTTTGAGCCAAATTTTTAGTATTTGATTTATTTACTGCTACTCTATCTGTTAAATTAGGTATGTTAAATGAAGCGCCTGATCCGCCATATGTATAACCTATTACTGCAAATAAATTTGCATATGTGGAAGTCGAAACCGATTGTCCATTACACTCCAGAAATCCTGAAGGAATTGAAGCTGAACTCCAAGGAACAATTATTCCAGTATTAACACCTTCTATGCCTGTAAGATTGGCTCCATTAATATCATATCTAGTAGCTTCATAGTTAGCCATAGGTTATTTATCCCTATAAGTCCAACCTACTGTTGCATCTCCTGAATATACTAATGTGAAACCAGCGCCTTCTGTGTTTACAACTAAATCAGCTGCGGTGTTTGCTATATTACTACCATTTCTTCCAACAGTCAAAGGTTTGGTATCAAAAGTATATTTTCCATCAATAAAAGATACAAAATCACCTGTTGCTGGAGAGGCTGGTAGTGTTACCGTAAAAGAAGTCGTGTTAGTTTGTGCTATAATTCCTGCACCAGGTTGAACTGTCGCTGCTGAAGAAACTGTTCTCCAAGTTTGTTCCATACTAATTAAATTTACATTTGTTCCATCAGAGTAAAGAACATAACGATTTCCTTGTGCTAATTTAATACCTGTTCCTCCAGCTGTTTTAAAAGTTAAAGTAAAAGCACCTTGAGTTACTTGATTGTTTACTAAATAAGTTTTTTCGATTGAAGCGGGTACTGTCACATCAACGTTTCCAGCTAATGTTCCTGTTAAATTTAATACTGCGTTTCTAGCATTTGATAAAGTTGGTGAATTTGACATTACTAGAGTAGTGCCAGTGGTTGCATTCACTGCAATAGACTCATAACCAACAATTGCTTGTTGAATTACAGCTAGATTATCGTTTGTTTTAGTACCCCAAGTACCAGCATTTTCGCCAGTGACCATTAACTCAATTTTGAGGTCTGTAGAAAAACTTGATGGCATAATTATTTGCTCCTATTAATTTTATAAATAATTCATTTAAGCAGCTAAGTCAACTGGAGTCCAATTATTAGAAGCTCCTGTTTGTACTTCTGCCCAAGCCGTAATATTAGCAGATCCTACAACGGTATTCAAGCGTATCCCTGTAACATTTACTATAGCATTTCCAGTAACTGATACTTGATTTATTGCTAAATTTATCTGAGAACCCGTAACATCATATCCAGATATAGTATCTACTTGACCAGATGTTAAATTTATTTGAGAACCAGTTATTGTTACGTTAGCATCTCCTGTAGTATCTTCGTTACCTATTAAAAGGTTAATCTGTGTCCCTGTAACGTCTACAGGTGTTATTAATCCACCAACTGCCTGACCTGCTACAGTATTTAATTGAGATCCTGTAACGTTTACATTTGCTGTTCCTGTAACATTTACAGAATTTGTTGAAGCAATTAATGTGTGTTCTGCTACAACTACAAAAATATTACCATCTGCAGCAATATCTACACCTCCTACGTCAAGATTTAATTCAGATCCTGTAACTGTGGCATTAACATCTATTATAGCATCTTCATTACCTACTGTGATATTAATTTGAGAACCTGTTACTGTTGCGATAACATCGTCTTCTTCACCCCAAGGAACTTCTCCCCAAGCATTATTACCCCAACCAGCATCAGGTTGAATATCTGTTGTAACAGAGCCTTCATCTAAATTAACTTGAGAACCTATTACTGATAAATTACTATCAGCAGTTGTAGTTATTGGTGTAATAGATATATTATTCTGAATTCCTATTAAATTAATATTAGCATCGCCTGTAATAGATTCATCTCCAACTGAAGTATTAATTTGAATACCTACAGCATCTAAATTAGCATTTGCTGTGGTTGTTACCCCAGTTTGTGATACATTTAATTGAGATCCCGTAACAAAAGCATCTGTTACAATGTCTTCAGTTACGCCAGTTATAGATAAATTAACTTGTGTTCCTATTACATTAACAGCCGTTAATAATTCTATAGTTACTGAGTTCTGCGCAACATTAACCTGTGTTCCAGTTAATAATACAACAACATCGTCTTCTTCACCCCAAGGAACTATTCCCCAACCAGCAATACCCCAACCTGCATCTGGTTGAATATCAACTGTTTCAATACCAACTGTTAAATTAATTTGTAAACCAGTTATGCTAACTGTTTCTGGAATAGATGCTACAGCGCTGCCTGCTGTTAAATTTATTTGTGTACCTGTGACTGGTTGATCTTGTGAAATATCTTCTGTTACAGAATTAATTGCAGATGCTAATTGAGTTCCTGTAACATTTACTGAAACGTCAATTGCAGTTGTAGCTGTTCCTTGTAATAAACCTAATGATAAAGATAAACCACCGTATGAGCCGTCGCCAAACTCTCCGTTATCCCAAGCGACTAAACCAGGTGATGATAGAACTACTGTTTCGTCAGCCATGTTAATTCCTTAACATGCTAAGAGCACCAAGTGGTGATATGTAAAATATAATATCTGCCACTTGGCCCTCCTTAAAATTTACGCGTTACCAATTCTTATAATTGCACTGTCTGTTTGGAATGCTGGGAACTGAACTGTAAAAGTTCCAGCAGTTGCGGTTTTTGGTCCGCCAAAGTCTAACACACACACTGCAGGATCACCTGCTGCTGTGTCGTTATAAATTAATGCACCTTGAGCTGTTAAAGTTACACCCGTGAATGACACGTTTGAAAAGTTAGTAAATGCAACAGCACCTGTTACTAATACACCAGAATTAACTAATGCTTTTCCACCAGCAGTATATCCTGAAGATGATACTTCTTGAGAAGATGTATAAGATGTTGTCGATGCTCCTAAAGTTGCATCTGTTTGATACATTGCAAGTTTAAAAGTGTTTCCACCTGCACCTGACGTATTAAAATTGTGTATTGCTCTTAGGATCTGTCCTTTGAACGAATTCGCAATTGCGTTTGTTGTTATAGCCATGTTTTCTCCTTAAATTATGGTGATGGAGAATCAATTTTTATTCTCGGTACTCCATCGTCGTATTCACCTCTTCGTCTTCTACCCATTTGTTGAAGAGCAAAGTTTTGAACTTCTATATCATACTTCCCTTTGTATAAATTGTACATATCCATAGGTCCTTTTAAAAAAGAAAACGCCTCAGATAATACACCGTATAACAATAGATTTTCTGCATAGGTTGACAAATAAGTATTTGTGGTTGAATTAAAATGAGGTGGTTCTTTGATATATTCTAACTGCACAGGGTAAGCTTGATTTGGTGTTGGAGCTACAATTAAAGTAAAATCATCAAAGTTTCCATAAAACTTTGGTACACCTGTAGCATTTGTTGAGTTAAACTCTCTCATAAAAGTTTGATCTCTTCTTTCCATATATTCAACCGTACCTGATGCAAGTGTACCAGTCGTTGCTACAAATAAAGCTCTTGGAACTAATAAATCTGAAGGAATCAATAAATATTTATTATTTGCAGTAAATGTTGAATCTGCGTATTTTCTTAAATCATCATAGTCAACTTTTCCAGCTACATCTAATTCAGTATTTCTAACAAATCCATCAATAATAGTTGCTGTTAAGACATTACTATCTACTTCAGTATAATCTCTTACTTGAGTTACAAAATTTGCGTAGGTTATAGCCATTATGTTATACTCACAGTTATTGAACCAACAGATATTAAAGCTACTCTGCCTCTAGCTTGTTGATCAGGGTTTAATGGAATCATTCCTCTTGTTAAAAATGCAAAATCACCCGGTAAATCTAATAATGCAGTAGCCATTCCAGCTCCACCAGAATCTGCGAATAAACCAGTGTTCGGTGGTACAACTGTTGTAGGTTCTGCACCTCTTCCTAATTTAGGTGTTTGAAAATCTTGATTTCTACTATTTAATAATGCTTCAGGATCTGCTCCGTATACTTTTGGATCTAATTGTGGATGTTTAGGTTCATATTCTGAAATATGCACCATTGATCCTTGCCATTCTCTAATCATTTCTTGATACGGAAAAGACTGACCAGATCGGTCAGATTTCATCATTGATCTTTTACCCGTTGCAAATCTACCCATTAGAATGACCCCGATGGATAATAGTTTGCAGGAGAAATAAACACAGAAGCGCTTTGAGAATCTTCAACTAAGGCTCTTTGTAATTCATCCTCGTAATACATTTTTAATTGTTCGGTTCTTTGAGGTGCTTTTGATTGTGATATATAAAAAGCAAGACCAGAGACTAAACATGGTAAAAATCTAAAAGGAACATCAGGATTATTAGTATAAGTTCCGGCATCTTCTATTCTTTCAAGAGCATAAAATTTTAAATGTGTGTAAGTATTTAAATCTGGTGCTTGATACAAAGTAATTGTAGGTGTTAATTGTCTATCTACATAGTATTGAGAAGGCGTTCCAGATTGTCCTTTATTAGGCAACCCTGCATAAGTTGATCTATCAATCTTTGACAGAGATACATCCTGTGTGCTCGTTGTTGTTCCAGAAGTTGATGAAATATAAGCCTCTAAAACATCACTGACTGAAGAAGGAACACTGTAAGTTGCAACTCCTGTAGTTAAAGCTTGAGTTTTTAATTCTACTTTCCAAAGATGCACCCCTCTATTGCCCCATTCTGAAAATATTAAATTACAAAGAACTCTAGCTCTTTTTAAATCATAACCAGAATTAACAGCAAGACCACATCGCTGATAAGCCTCTTCGATCATTTCTTCAATAGATAGATTAAAACTAGTTGTTCCTGATGTAGCCATTAAAATACCCCTCTAAATTTTGTTCCTTTAATTGCAATACCACCGCCTCTGAGTTTAAAGAAATATTGACCTGTTTTTTTAAAATTCTTCTCATTTCTGTTCTTTATTTTCTCGTCAGTAAATATTTTAGCAGCGTCTTTTGTGGTATTTTCTTTAATAACCTCCATAGCTGACTTTTCTTGATTTGTTTTTTTATCAGGCATTTTTATCTCTTACTTTACGATTGTATAATTTTTTAGATTTTACCACTCTGGGGTAAAATAGTCTAGAACCGAGCTTTTTAGCGACTGGATTTTTTAAGGATTGTCTTGACATTGCTTGGCCGTGGTCCGGTGTTACCTGCTTGTTGTTTTCGCTTTACAGCACTGGCTTTTTGACCTCGGCTCATGGCTCTAGCTTTTGCAATAGGTACACATTTTGGATAATTTTTTCTTTTCTCTCCGCCACTTCTGCCACATTTAGGTT